GGCTGGTTTAACACAGAAAGCTGACGCAGTCTTACCCTTAACTGATGATGAGGTAGCTGAGCGCTTGAAAAAGAACTCAGAATTTATTAACTCAAAGCTGGTCATGAAAGACAGTGAAGAGGGTGATAGTGATTCACAAGTGGAAGAACCTGCAGTAGAAGACATAGAGCCTACTACCGAAGGTTAGATCCACAGAAGTCACCTATCTCTATACATGCTTGGATGGCACCGTTTAATTGTTCAGTGTCACAGTCAGCAAAAGATTTACAGTTGTTATCAATACACAGGCCGGAGTTCTTTTTGACCATTAACTTAAGGTCAGCAAAGTCTCCACCTGTGTCTGATACCAATTGCCTTATCATAGCATGAATCCTTTTCATCTGTGGGTATGTTGCACCCTTACCTGATACTTCTATAGTCATATCCATCTTAGTACCATCAGGAAGATCTATTAACATCTGAGTATATTCTTCCTTCTTAACAGACAATGTATGTTCCCATACACCATCTTTCTTTATTAGTATGCTATTAAATAGTTTATTCATAGTGTTCTTATTATATGTGTTCCTGGTTGTTCATCACCTGCATCTGATACTATAACTTCCATTAGTATTTATCATCATTGTCTATCTCTTCACGCACATGATCTTCAATAACTTCTTCATCCCAGTCAATAGTATTACGCATTAAACTTAACACGTCTACATTTATATACTTACCATTAACATCTTTTAAGCTTGTCATTGCTTTCTCTATACAAACTTCTGTATCTGTTGGTGGGTTCCATCTATCTCCTTCATCACCAGTTTCAAATGTACAGTGATAGTCAACAGCATAATCATCATGCTCTATAGTTTTCACATATCTAAACTTAGGTATATCATATTGTGTTTTTGTCTCCCACTCTTCTTCTTCTAATTGTTTTATGTACAACGCTTTCATTTTTCCCATGATCTATTTATTTAATTTATAATATTTTATTTTGTTGTCAGAGAAAGAACTCAGTGCATTCTTAACCCATTTCTCATCAACAGTATTCTCATAACATAGTATGTGACACACTGCTGTTTCATTTGGATTAAGTCTTAACAATCTACCTATTCTTTGTGCTGACTTTCTTTCATTACCGTATGCATGCATGATGATACCTTGCTTTAACCCTGGTATACTTACACCTTCACTTAATTGTAGTACGCATGATAGTCTATTTATATTTCCAGAAGAAAACATCTCTAGGTTATCAGCTGACTCAGCGTTTTTAGAATGATAACTATGTTTACACAGTGTGTCTGCTTGTTTTTGTGTGTTAGCAAATATAATACACTTATCATCTATGACATTTAACAATCTCTTTACATACTTATCTTTACTTGGGTACTCCATCATAGCCTTCATTCTCATGATACTAGCAAGCTGCCTTGCTTTAGAGTTGAATGCATCTAGTATTCTACCTGATTGATACTCATAGTCTGATGACTCTGATACATACCACACACCACCATCTTTTCTTTTCTTGGGTACATTCTTATCATTAGACATAGGTATCATGTGTACTATAATCTTATAGTCATTTAATATCTTACTGTCTGTTGCATCATCAACTTCAAAGTCATATACTATTGGACAGTACTGATTAACAAGTTGTTCTTTATCTCCATATATAGGAGGTGTACCTGTCAGTCCTAATATCTTACCGGTGTAAGACTCTAAGAATATTCTGTGACTACTCAGTAAGCTATGACACTCATCTAAGTATACAACATCATATGTATTCTCTTGCTTATTAAGAGATAGGTATGTGCTAAAGGTTATCTTATTCAATAGGTGATCAGCATTCATCTTGACACACTCATCTCTCCACGCTTGAAATATAGTTTTCTTTGGTGCAACAACAAGGTATGTACTGAACTGATTACTGTTCTGCATCATGTGTTGCAATGCTATCCTTGTCTTGCCCACTCCCATAGATATGTTTAATCCACATCTAAAATGCTTATTGATTACATTTAAGGCATCATCTTGTACTCTATCCTTGGTCATATTCTATTAGGCTCATCACCCCACACCTGTCTGTTAAGCTTTCTATCTTCTCTCACCAGGTGTTGTGCTTTAGATATAGAGATTAAATCATCAGAAGCATCAGCAAATATAAACTTCATTGTATCTATTTCTGCTTGTAGTTCAGCTATCTGCTCACTCTGGCTCATTACTTCAAACCTTAATTCTTTCTTACTCAACTTGTAAATTGAGTGCATATATTCTAAATCATCCATATTATTTATTATTTGATTTTAATAATTCTTTGTTAATGTACTTCATCCATTCATTATAAGTTTTAGCTACACGCTTACCTATCTTGTATACTCTCATTGGTTTTAAACTCCTATCTAATTTGTTCATCTGTAAATTTATTATTACGCATTATATACTTTAGTTTATTTTCTAACTTCTTCTTGCTAGGCTTCAATGCAGCCCAAGGATTGTTACCTCTTATGCTTGAGTCTCCAACAGTTGTTGGCTCAGTTAGATTATCTATTGTACGTTTTAAATTCTTACAAACTTCAAGTGCCTTATTATCCATCTTTATTATTTTTTTTATTAATACTATATCCCATTTCTATTGATTCAATAGGATGTTCTTCTATCCAATTGTGACATGTTCTACACACTGATAACCAAGTGGTTGGATCATTTAGATATGGTCCTCTACCTTTCTTATGGTGTACATCAGTTGATTGCATGGTACAATTATTTAACACTGCTTGACACAGTGGATACTTCTCTAGGAATGTTCTTCTAAGCTTTGTATAAATAGTAAGTTGAACAGACATCTTGGATGATACCTTTCTGATTGGTTTTGTATTCTTTATCAACACCGGTTTAGTTTTGATTGAGCTTACTTGTCCCTTTATCTTATGCCAACACGGCTTACAATAACGGTTACCTGATTGGTTCTTCCAGATGTACTGTTCAGACTTACAGCCTACACACAACTTCTTCTTTACTTTCATGTAGCTAAAGTAAAATAATTTTTTGGTAATAATCCTTCAGAAATAAACTTAATAACTAAGTCTTCATAAGTTATATCTAAATCTTTTAATGCCATCTTGTTTATAAACTTTGGATCTACTTCATTTACATCTACATCTAAAAAGCTCTTAGCTAATGGACTGCTGTTGAACATTTTAAATACTTCATTGGAACGCTTGTTACATATTACTTGTTTCCAAGTATTGATAACATCTTGTGCACGTCTCCATACTCTCTTAACTCTTCTCTTCTTATCCCAATGCATTTTCTGTAACTCATCTGCTTGATACACATTTAACCCGTGTAATACTCTCTTGAATAAGAAATGTTGGTGTTGACTTAGCTGACTATATACTATTTTTTGTGTAAGATCTTTTGATATTATTTGATATTCACTGAGTATACCTAAGTATTCTAATTTATTTATTAATCTCTGTTGATTTAATTTAGCTAATTGCTTTTGTTTGATTTCCATTTTATTAATTTAATTTGATTAGTGTATAGGTGTAAAAAGAAAAAGAAGACAAGCCCAGTCTATAGATGGGGCCTGCCTTCTTAATCTAGTAGCCATGTTATAGGTTGGCTAGTCCTTAGATAGTAAAGACATTACTTTCAACTTCAACCACTTCGTTATCTTCTATCTCAACGCCTTGGTCTTCAAGAATTATTTCTTCTTCTTCTTCTTCTTCTTTTGCAGCTTCAGCACCAGCCTTTTCAAATGCTTTTTCTACTTCAGCAATGGAGTCTTCAAGATCAACTTGATCAGGATCTTTATCAGTAGCAGTGTCCATTAAATCTGCAAGACTACCTGACTCTTCTTTGTATGCATCCTTGATAGCCTCATTATTGTTGTGAGTAATGAGAATATCTTGTTTTATTCCTGTACCATCATACTGCATTGTTCTGTATATTGGTTCACCATCTACGCAGCATATTATACCTGTCTTACCTGCTCTTTTAATGTTACGTTCATCACCAGTGTGTGATTCTGTTACATATATGTTACCTGGTAATGTTTTCATTCTACCTATACCTGATTTCTTGAGTATTTCTGTTTTACCTTGGATTAAGGCACTGTATGGTTTACTTTCTAACCAACCTGTTGCACTTATTACTGTTCTGTCTTGTGTTAATCTAACGTATGCATACTCTGCATTTTTCTTAGATATTCTGATTGCGCTACCCATGTCATCTTTGACAATGGTAACTTTTGCTTGTTTTAAGTTCACTTTGTTTAATAAAATTAGTTAATTACTTGATTTATATGTCTTCTCTATCATAATCATACATATCTTCTAGCTTTTCTTCATCAGTAACATTGTGTAGTGCATGAGGATCCTTTGGGTCCTTGACTATTTGTTTTGTTTTACTGGAGAAAGGTTTGTAGAAAGGGTTGTTGATTTCCATAAGCTGTCCAGGACTAAGACATTCAAGGTCCTGGATATCTTGATCAGACATATCTAAATATGCCTCTATTGATATTTCTATAGTGTGTCCAGACCTTAATTGTAATAACATAATCTTATTTTTAACAACAAAAATATAATTAATATACAAGAATTAATCTGTTATGACTCACTATTTTTTAAATATATAGTAGTATTATAGCTAACTATAGATTGTCACCACTATATGTGCTATATATATCAGTATACTCTACGTCAGTTTTATCTATAGTTCTTTTAAGATCATCAGTTAAACCATATGTTTCAATCTCATACTTACATGCATAAGAATGAAAGTCACCATAAGATGTACTATCTAAGACTTTACCTAAGTATAGTATACCTGGCTCCACAGTTGGATCTAGATTTTTATCTATTTTAATTGCAAGCTTAGCATCAATCAGTGCATCTAAAGAACCTAGTTCTTTACACTTCCATTGGCTTACTTGTCTATATAATACCATGTCTCCTTTCTCTAATAGAATAGGACTAGCTGTAGATATTGCTGCTTCAACAATAGCATTAACAGAATTTGGCATTGCATGTATAATAGCATTAGCAATATAGTTTGCAGTATCAATTCTTATGTTGCTGTTCAATACCTTTTCTTTAATAAGATTTACTATTAGTTTATTACTTGTCTCCATATAATGTTTTTAAACTATCCATAATATAATCTGTCATCTTACGTGTAGTGTCATCATGTTGTACAATCTCTCTTAGTAGACCAATACACTTCATAACTTTAATGTTTGATGTTTGTATTTCTGTTTCTAATAAACATAACTCATCTACTTGTTTTATAACTCTCTTCTCAATAGATTGTATAAGCTTTGGAAGCTCAATATCTCTACCTTTCTCATATCCTATTACTAAGTTATCATGTAACTCAGTCATTGGTTGTATACTCTTGGGGACTTTTGGTCCATTAATCATTTGAAAATGTCTCATTTCTTTTTCTTTTTTTTAGGTTTATTAACTTTAGTTTTCTTTTTATAAGGATTAACGCTTGGTGTTTCAATTATTTCCTTTTCTTCTATACTTATTATATATGCCGAAGGTGATGGCATTCCAGAGTAATGACACCAGTTATCATCTTTATTATCCTTTACCATATTAACGATACTATGTATGCTAGTATTATTATATCTAGAATAATAACAACTGGTATTAATGTACTCTTGTACGTATGTATAAATACTATTAATTTATTTATCATTTTATTTTGTTTTAAATATTGACGAGCTCTGTCTGAAGTGTGTTAGTTCTCTTTCAGACGTAAACATTGGTAAGTGTGCGAACCATTGTGCTAATTGTGCTGAGCTATGATGTTTATGACTTACTGTTATGTTGTGTATCTCACCGTCTTTAGTTAAACAATATATTATACCCTTTGGATTCCATCCTATTATTTGATCTTTCATTAGTACATATTTTGATTATAGTTATCATCTTCAAATTCAGAACCCATGTGATTAATCTCAAGCTCTTTGAATTGACGATCAATACCAGTTAAGGCTTTCTTAACAGGTTTACTTTGCACTAGATCTTTATGCATTACAGAATCTAGATAAAGTCTTGTTATATTTTGTCCACAGCTTCCATGTTGTAATACTACAACAATAACATGTTTATCTGTAGCTGGGAAATACTCTGTAGTCAGTTGTTTGATTGAGGCTTCATCTACCTTGTAGCCAGCCAAAAGTTTTAATAATTGTTTCATTGTGTGTTTTTTAAGATTACGGTTAATATGCCTATTCTATAGAGAGAGAGACAAGAAGTATAGTATCAGCTGTAGTTAGTGTCAGAGTGACTCACACTGCTAGTGATAGCTATGTTATATATAATGCACTCAGTAATGATACGAGTGGTGAAATGTGGAGTATTGTGGTAAATGTGACCTCCTACACACAAAGCTCTGCACTTTTTATGCAAAGTTGTGTGAAGTTGGCAACAATTATGAATACAAGGTAGGCATGATAGTGATTAACCTTCCTAGAAGGAGGAAACCCTCCCCTTTACCTTTAACTACGCAGGTAAGTAAGCCCAGTAAGTGTTAGAAAGAACTTGTTTTGTTCTTGTAGACACGACTGGCTTAGCTGGCACCTCAGTACCGTCCTCTTTTTGCTCAACAAAAACATCTAGTGTAAACGCATCACCAACACTTGGTAACTCTTTGGCTGTGTGGTCTGACACATCTAAGCCTAAGAAGTAGTTAACACCAAAGGATGGTAAAGCAGAATAGCCTTGCGCTTTCTTCTTACCAAACATTAGGGTTTTGTCCCCTTTATTGTTGCCTTTGTTGGCTCTTATCTTTGCAACACGGTCCACGTCTGCTTTGCTGACGTTAGGATCTGTGCACAAGATAATGCCTTTCTTAGATCTAGTGACTGATTTGAAGAACAGTTCTTTTTGGATTTTGATAATCTCACTCATTGTTAAAAATTTAAATTGGTTAATTTTGGTTCTGAGGCAACCCATTCTGGGGGGTACACACGACCGGGAAAAAGTAGGGGAGCCTGAAGGGTAGGACCCAACACCAATGCAATAAACACAACTTTTATGGGATACGTAATAAAGTGTGGGGGGATTGCTAGGATACTTTTTAGAATTTTAGTATATTGTAATATAGGATTTAACTATGAAAAGAAAATTAAAAAATCAATTACCAAAAGCTAATCCTGGAGGATTACTTAAAAATCTGCTAAAGCCTAGAAGATTAAAAAGATTTTTTGATATTAAAAACAATCCTATCAATCAAGCTAACAAAAGCAATAGTATATTTAATAACACACTAGCATTTAAAGAGTCTCAAAATTTAATTGATCAGATGAAAGGATTAGTTAATAAAACAGATGAGGGTTCTCAGATAGAATTTATGAATATTGCAGGTCAACTTCAAAAATTAAATCCTAAAGCTTCCTTTCATTTTAACTCTGGAGAAGCAAACCAGTATAAACATAAATTTCAGGATCAGTTTGATATGCGGATGGGGGACGTTAGCGTTCCAGTATTAAATAATAAAACAGGACAATATACTAATGTAGGTGATTTTCCTAAGCTTGCCAAATACATGAATGAGGTGTATCCTGACATGGTTGATGTTAACATGACTGGAAGGGCGCCATTAAACATGCGTAAAAATAGTGCTGGGGCACCTTACTATTCGGAGTTAAGTGAAAATCTAAGACAATACGGAGACTTTGGTATGGCAGTTCAAGGTTTACAGTCAACAGATCCAAAATCACTACTTGACTTTTCTATTAGTAGAGCTCCTTTTGGAAAAATAGAAAGTAGCTA